GATGTCTACGCCTGCTTCAAGTTCTTCGGCAGTAGATACGTAAATTGTACCATCTTCGCCTTTTGACTGCCAAGCGAGCTTAATTTCTTCGTCTTTATTTAGACCAAGAGCTACTAATATTTGTTCTTTAATGTCCATAGGTTCTTTTTTTATATAATGTAATTAATTAATTTTTATTTGATTTTCCTTTATTATCTCGTTAAGAGCTGCTAATATTTCAGCATCTGTAGGCTTTTGGTTATTCTTTTGCATAGCTTCAAATTTATTAGTAAAGTAGCCTTCTATACTTAGACCTTTTAATTCTCCTGCTTTAATCTTTTGCCATAGTGCATCATTTTCAATTTTCATTTTTACCATCCAAGTTCCTTTAGGCAAAGAAAATCCATAAAGAGAAGACTTATCTTTTTTAGTGTCTTCTATAATCCAAGATTCTACAGTCAATACTCCACTTACTCTTTCATTATGCTCGTGAGTAGCTTTGTGATGATTGTTATGTTTTAAATATAATTCAGATGCCTTTCTAACTGTCTCACGACTAAAGTAAACATAGTAGTCTGAATCAGTATTAGGGTCGTATCTAAATATTTGTTTATTAGGAATCAACGCAGGACTTATTAGCATACGCTTTTCTTCATCTACCTTAGCGAATGTTAAGTTGTTTTTTTCTTTTCCAAAAAATACGAAGTCCTGTTCTATTGCAGGAGATTCTACTAAGCTAATAGCGTCTATTGCTAACTCTTGTGAATCATCTGCTATTACGAGTTCTACTATTCTAGTTTCTTTCATATTATAATATATTTTTTATATTACCTAAATTATATTCTTTTAATTCTTTTGCGTATTCTTCATAGGTCTTTCCTAGTGGTGTTGGATATTGCTTCATAGTAGTATTCTTTTTTTTATAGTAATCCTTATTAGCTTTTTCGCATTCTTCTTTAGTATCGTACTCGCAAGAACCTGTCTTGCCCCATTTGTATTTTCCTTCTTTGCATTTAGTACACGGCATATTATATAATGTATTTATTTGTTATTTATTTGATTTTTAAATTGTAGCTCTACGTCTTATATTAGCTAATTGGTTTTGACTGTTACTCATCTCATCAGTTACAACGTAAGCTTTAACTGGCTCAGGTTCTATTCCTCCTGCTAAGTCAAATTCTCCTGACATCATTTGAGGAGCAGGACCTGCACTCGCAGGAGGTGCTGTACCTCCTCCTCCTCCTCCTGAATCTGTAGAATATATTTTAGATACATTTGCTAGACCTGCTGCGACTACGGCTGCTGCTGCCACAAAATTGAAAGGTGGTGGAGATGCAGATAATGCTTTATTCGCACCTACATAAGTATCTATAATAGCTGAAGCTGCTGCTAACTCTTTATTATCTCCAGCTAAAGTCGCTAATGCTCCTGATAGTCCTGATACTGCTGATAGTTCTTCATTTACTTGGTCTTGCTTTATTTTCTTTTTATCTTTTGCAAATTTCTTGTCTATTGCAGTTGTGCTTTCACCTGCTGCTTGTGCTAATCTTACTTGTTCATCATAACTAGCTTCTAGCTCTGCTAATTCTCTTTCTCTAGCACTCATACCATCTAAAGAAGTTTGTACTTTAGCGTCTCTTAATTCGTTTTCTAAGGCTACTTGATTTGTTAGTTGTTCAGACATTTGTCCGTTAATAGCTTCTTCAAGTTCTAGCATCTCTATTTCTTTTGCTAATAATGCTAATTTTTGTTCGTCATTTCCATTAGTTTGAACTGCTAGTGCTAAGGCATCAATCTCTGTTTGTAGTGCTGCTTTTTGTGCTGCCTGTTGTTCTTCTAATATTTTACTTAGTCTTTCGTTAGCCTCAATACGTTCTTTAAAAGTCAAATTTACATTATCTCTAATTTGTCTTTCGTCTTCTGCTAGTTTAAGATTCTCAGCTTGTAATTTTCTTACCTCTAACTCAGCGAATTTAGCTTCTTTATTTGCTGCTACTTGTGCCTTTGCATTATCCCATACTTTCTTCGTATAATTACTTACTGATTCAGAAACTTTCTCTACTGTTCCATCTACTCCTGTATAAACATCTACCATCTCTACTGCTGCTTCTTTATATTTTCCCCACGCTTCGCTAAACTCTCCTTTAACTAGATGCCCTAACGCTTTTCCTGCTATTGACATAGCTTCAATCCATTCATTGAATCTATCAATCAACCCTTCTTTTATAGCAGCACTCATTTCTTTAATCTTCTTCGTAGGATTCTCAAAAAGCTCTTTAAAGTTATTGGTAATTGGTTCTACATTATCCATAATCAAACTTATAAAGTCTTGAAAAGCTGTATTTATTGCAGTCATAGCAGTATTAAATCCATCCATCACTTTTTGATTCTGCCCCATCATCTCAAATAGTTTTGCAAATGCTGCCACTATAAGACCTATACCTGCTGCTTTAAGTGCTGTACCCACTTTTTTAATAGCACCTCTAATCCCACCAAATCCCTTCTCTGCTTTTTTTGCTCCTTTTGCTAGTTTGTCTGTATTCTCAGCTGCTTGTTCTATGCCTTTATTTACATCGCCTATATTACTGTCTATTTGTGCTTCTAATACTGCTCTTGCCATAATCTTATATTTTTATAACGATACGCTAGTTTGTATCATTGTTATTGTTACTGTCATATTCCATTCTATTGTCATATCATTATTCCCCCTACATTGTAAAGCTAAAGTCTTACCATCAGAAGATACTCCTGAATTTACTCTCCAATTTGTTACTGTTCCTGAAGTCTTTATTGTATCTCTTTCTCGTGAGATAGTACAAGTTCCTGATTTGTTTATCATAACACCCCTTTCAACTGCTGAATAAAAATCTCCAACTGCTCCTGATGCTGATGTGCCACCTGTCCTTACTGCTATTGTATCTGCGTGAAAATATATAATAGCATTTTCAGGCAAAACAAATCTAGTACCTACTAAATTATTAATTCCTGCAGATATTGTTCCTCCTCCTGTTCCTGAACCTGTTCCTGTAGTTTGGCAACCATATTGCAATATTATAGTCTGTCTTTCTGATAAGTTATCGCTGCCTTGATTCCCTCCTATTGTTAAAGAATTTGAAGTTGTTACATTTGCTTTAGTTCCTATTACTAATCCATTTTCGCAATCAGTTGTTATTACATTATTACAACCGATTATCATATTGTTAGAAGTGTTGTCTCTTGCTTCATTTCCTTGTCCTAAAACATAAGTAGTAAGAGCAGGAGCAATTTTATTATCTCTACCTTTTACTATATTATCTGCATTCCCTACATTGTCTAATAATTTAACTGTAGGCTTCCAAGCATAGCAAGTTCCAGTAACTCTATCAAATTTATACCCATACTTTATACATTGTTGCTCATTAGGAAGTACGTTTGTATTCGTTCCATCAGTAAACTGTACTATCCCTCTACTATCTATGCTATAAGGTTTTATTGTATATCCTTCAGGGTATGGTATTGTAGCTCCTTTTGACATTATGGTAGTAGTATAAATTCGACAGTAGCTAAGTCGTTAGGTTTGTAATCTATTTTATTTACTCTAAATAATCTGTTTTTTATAAATACAGTATCATTGAATTTGAACATCTGAATATCTGCTGCTGTAAGATTGACTTTTAAAGTCATAATTCTAGTATCAGGATTGTATAATTCTAAATAATACCTACTGTGATATAGACTATATAAATTTCTTGGAGGTGCTGTTTCATTAGGGACGACTAATTGTTGAGCACCAAAATTTACATCTACTGTACTACCTGCTACTGTAGGTAAATCTGATAAGTGACTGAATCTTAAATATTGAGTAATATTAGCTCCTGCTACTCCGTGAAATTTAGGAAAGAAATAAGACATTGGAAAAAGAGAAGTAAAATCTACTACTCCATTATTATACAATATACGAGGAGAGTTCTCAAACCCTTCGCATTCTCCTTCGTCTGTCATTGAATACATACTTGGAACAATTAAATCTCTATATCTAGGGTACATTAAAGGTTTCATTATAGTAGCTGCAAAAGGTTCAGGAATTATTTCTTTTGTTCCTTCTAATATATCATACGAAGGGAATGTTACTTTTTTACTTCCGTATAAATGCCCTTGCGTTGAAGACTTAAAATTCTGGAACATATAATCGTCTTCATCTTCTACATACTTAAATATAACATTCTTTTGTAAATCAGGAATTGGATTAAGTTTTATTTCAGATACATCTACTTTCTCTGTCCAATCGTGATTAATTCCTCTTGACTTTAAAGATAAGTCTCCTGTAGTTCCACTATTAGTTCCTGCTGGAAATATATCATTGTAAGTTTCTATTATTATATTTTGGCTGTCTTCAGGGTCAGGTAAAGTCAAAAGATTAAACATTGTAAAAATTCCTTTAAGGAAATCCCATTGTCCTATCTCTCCTCTTTTACTTCCTAATAATACTCCGTTTACAATTTCTTTGTCTATTGTCGTAATACTTACTTCTGCTTTAGTACATTGTATAGCTGATGCACTACCACTTTCAATATCGTGGTTACAAAATATATAATCGTCTTCATCTAGGGTAACTTCAAAACTACCTTCCCAAACTTCACTTGAAACGCCAAGAATTTCCCAATATGTATCATTGTTATGATTGACCATATTTATACCTGCTGTTATCACTTCACTCGTGCCTGCCGAGTCATCGTACTTTTTCCATTGACCTTCAAAATCAACTCCTGACCCTCCTCCTGTTAATTTAAAATAAAAATCCACCTTAAATACCTGCCCATCATAAGTAGCTTTGTATCTACTACCAGCTTGCCCATCATAAGAATGAGTTAGTTGAGGAGTCATCTGTCCTGCTGAAGGAGAAAAAGTTGTAGACGTTATAACACTACTAAGAAATGGACTACCTGAAGGATTATAAGGTGCTGCTGTAGTATCAGTATTATTAAGATACAGAGTTCCTGTCTGAGTGATAGTAGATGTTACAAGATAATTAGGCATAGTAACATCAGCTCCCCAATTAAAGTCCATATACAACTTCTTGAAATTATCAGTATCAAAAAATGTACTTGTATATGTAAAATCTAAAGGTTGAAATATTAGGTCTATTAAATACTTCAATTGAATCCAAGGTCTAAACGCTTGTGCAGGATTTGTTAGTTCAGGCATTCCTACTTGTGCTGTAATATCGTTAGCAAGATTAGCAACTGGTATTTGATGATTCCAGTCGCAAAAAGGATATTTTACAGTATCGTAATCATCTCTTAATCCTGAATTATTAGGATTGGTGTAAGCAATTCCTGTACCTGAATCATTCCAACTATTAACAATATTAGTCTTATTGTATTCGTGAGTTAATTCCGTTAAAGGCAAATATTCAAATGTTCTCTCTTTTAATATATCAGCTAACGCCACTACTTCTGAATAGAGGTTTACGTTATAGCTTATCTCTCCATCTTTCTCGCTTACATCTATTAATCTTAAATATCCATCAAATAAAATAAATCCATTTTGCTTTAACAATGCTTTAGTCTTTCTGTATGGATTAAAGACTGTACTATTACCAGCATATCTTGTAATCTCGAATAGCTGATTAAATATTCTTTTATTTCTTTTTGTTGCTGGCAGATTAAATGCCTTAGAATATGATTGTACCTTTTCAGCAGCATTAATAAAATTATCTATACTGAGTGTTAAAGGAATATCTTCATCTTCGTATAAGTCTAGTATTACTTGACCATCTGCTAAAGCATTGATTGTTCCTGAAGTTAATTCTGTATCTAACTTGCACTCAAAAGTACTCACAAAAAGAAAATCTCCTGAAGCCCCTGTATCTACTCCATTAGGATACCATTCAAAAGCAATTATATGATTATCTTGAGTAGCGGTAAAAGTCCCTCCAAGCTCCAAATCGTTAGGTAAAGAATAATAAGCAGGAACAGGACTTAGAACACTTGCACCGAATACTTCCACATTACCTCCAGAACCACTCGCAGGAACGTATACGTTAGTTTTTAAAGTGCCTCCTGTAGAAGCAGGTTGTAATGCAGGCACTATTGCTTTGTAGCTATAAGTTGCTCCTACAGTTAAGTTAGTCATCATTGTAAATAGCCCTGAAATTTGAGCATCAGGAAAAGTAACTTCAGTAGCAGCCATATATCCAGTATTTGTATTGGAATAACAATACCACTCGTTGATATTCATAGGAGAAACACTCGTATTAGTCAAATCTATAGCAGCCTGCATCCAGTAAGAAGTTTGAATACCAGTCGTATCAACAAAATTGACAGTTGCATCATTCAAAGTAGCATAAGGAGCTTCTCCGTTTGCTATATAGTTATAACTATCGGCACTTATTGTCTGATAAGTTCCTTGATAATTTTGAGGAAATACTGTTAATTGTACTGACATATTATACCGATTGAGTTCTAAATGTTTTAGACTTTTCTACTTCAAAAGTATATTGTATTAGCTTATCATTTGCTACTGTTTTCTTAACGTATGATTTGGTTAACATTCTAACAGGAGTAACTACAGTATTAAAAGAGGTGTCTGTACTTGCAGAAGCATCATATCCTTTTAAGATATACACTTCTGGACTATTCATTAATTCCTCAAACCAAGCAGCTTCTGTTTCAGATATGTAATCTGTATTCATTTTTATTTTTTCAGTAGCGTTACGCCTAAAGGTTTTTTTACCTCCCCTAAAACTATCTGTCCTATAAGTTTGTTGATTCCAAGTTCCTCCTAATTGATTATATGAACTTTCTTTTGTGCTAATAGTTTTTACTGACTTCTGAGTAAAAGTATAATAATCCCAAGTACCCCATTGATTCATCCAAGCAAGACGAATAGGTACATATCCTTTATATTTTGGGCAAAGCACATTGACTCTATATTCTTGACTTATATCTACACTACCATTCGCTTCAGCTTTATAAGTGTAATACTCTATCTCTCCAGCAGTTAGAGCAGTATCTACAGTTGAACTCCAACCTCTTAAATTAGCAGGAAATACCCCAACGTACAATAATCGGTTATGAACTTGGTCTTGTGCATTAGCAACAAATGCTCCATTATTAAAATCTACGTCATACTCTTTGTCAAAAGTAGAACCATCGTATTTATGGAATGTAAATTTAATCTCCTTAATACCATTAGCATCATTACCATATCTTCCTGTTTCTAATAATACTGCTGAAGTTCCATAATCTTCAGGATTTGCATATTGTATAGTAGGAGCATTAGTTAAGAACCTATGAGTATCAGGAGAACCTGAAGCAGCATTCAGTTTAAATATTCCTAAAGAATATCCAAAATCATTTCCTGTTCTATCTATTTCATCTTCATAATTAAGATAGCCATTAAAGAAAACATAGTCATCTGAATTTACTGTTCCTGTTGTAAGCAAAGCTCCTGTTGAAGACGAAGGGTCTTCATACTCTACTTTGAATTGACATTTTAAATATCTTATACTATTCATAGCCCTACTTAATTTGTCTACAAGATGTATAGGGAACTCTCCTTCTGCAAATGAAACAGTTTTATGCTTAGCTACACCTGAACCATTGGTATTGTCAGCTTTTACAAAACTTTCTAATATTTGCCTTAAATCAAAAATACCTGCTCCTGCATTGTTGGGTACTGTTTTGAACGTACCTATTAAATCAGCACTACCAGAACCTGTTTGAGCAGGAGAAGAACCACTAATAAATACTTTGCATATAAACTTTACTCTCACTTCCTGAGCCACTACAGGGTCATTGGTTATTGAAAATATTACATCCTGACCTACAGGAAGATAGTTATATTTTGGCTTTTGTTTTATCGTACAGTTACTCATAATTTTATTCTTTTTTCCAACCTGCTTTAATTAATCCATCTAATACATCTTTCTTTATTGCATCTAACATATTGGAATCTAATACAGAATTTATTGCTTCTCCTAAAGGTTTTTGAAAGAAGCTAATTCCGTGTATTCCTCTTATCCATATATTCCTTCTAATTAAATAATTCAATCCTTTTGGCGACATATATTGCCCTCCCTCGCTTCTAGGTTGTAATCCTTTTTTTCTAGTCCAAGAAGCAATACCTTTTGTAAGACCATCTTTCTTACCTGTTCCTGTTCCAAACTTATAAGGACTGTCTTGTCGTTTTCCTTTGTAGTTTATAAACCACCTACGACCTCCCCAAGTTCCTTTATATTTTCCGTTGGGTATTTTCCCTCCTGCTCCTTTTACTCCTTTGTCTACAAAAGTTCCATAATCTTCCATAAAGAATTGCAAAGAATATCCATCAGCAGTTTCTTTTACATTTGCTCTAATAGACTTCTCTAACCTACCTCCTCCTTTACCTTTGTTTTTGAGGATTGCCCTAGAACGCTTTACAAACTGCTTACCTACACTATTTAAGTAATTCTCTACATTCTTCATTATACAAGAGCTACAAATATTTCACATTGAACATCTGTAGTTGCTGATGGTCTAGCTTGTATAGTTACAACATCTGCTAATCCAGTAAAAGCTGGGGTTGCATCTGCTTCTCCTAATACTGCATCTTCTGCTTGGTATAATACGTGAGAACCTCCTGCTCTTACAGTTGCTTGATAATTAGTTCCTGACGTTACAAAAGCTAGAATCATATCATCAGTTGTACTTAAATTAGTGACTCTAATATACTTAGCATTTTCTACGTCTAACGCCCCTGCTGATGAGTGAGGAGTTGAGCCAAAAGTTGCTATTGTTGTAGTATTAGAGTGAGCTAGTGTTAAAATTCTTTCCATCACATCTACTATATTAGCTGTAGTTAATGAATTTGAAGAACCTCTTGTAGCCCCATTGAGTATTACTGACTCACTTATTGTTACTGTTAAATCTGCTGCCATATTTATTTATTTTTTAATATTGTTAAAATTGTATTTATTTTTTCTTTTAGTTCTTCCATATTTTCAGCGTTCTTTTCGTGATGCTTTGAGAATGTATCTTTAACTTCACGAATACTAAAAAAGAAGAAGTTATATAATGCGTAAAAACAACCCAAAAGCAATACTACATTAAGTCCGTAATTTTCTATTAATTTTAAAACTTCTTCCATTATATTTTAATTCGGATAGTTGGAGGTATTATTTGTATCTCTACTTTTCCTATTTTTATTTTATTTATTTTTTTTAAATATTCTATCATCTTAATATCCTGAACCTTTAGTTTGAGGTATTGGTACACCGCAAGCATTAAAGTCGTTTTGTACTAACACACCTATATTAAATACCCAACCTACGCAAAGATTATCAAATCTCTCAGCAAATGGTTCTATTGTAAATTGCCCTTCAGTAAAATATAAAGGAATATTAATATCATTACCAATATCTGAAGACCCTGTATTTTCAAATAAAGATTGGTTTACAGAATGCCTTAGCATACTAATAAAATCTGTCGCTATTTGTAATGTTTCACTATATACAGTTTGCTCATTACTTAAAGTCTTATATAATTTATTGAATGTAGTTCCTGTAATAGCAGCAGGATATCCAGCGTATTTTCTATTCTCTGTCCAATTACTTTCCTGCCCTGTCATTGACATTATGAATATCTGAAAGTTATATGTTAATTGACTATCTCCTGTAGTTACGTTTACGGGATTAATATGTAGTAATGGAAATTTAGTATTCTTCTCTAAGTCAATATCGTATATATCTCCTACTGAAGTTGTTTGTATTGCGTAGTGTTTCTCTGCCATTAAGAGCAAAGTATTTACTACGTTATTATATGTCTTATTGTTTACCATTCAGTTTTACTTTATTTTGTGAGTTTAAATCTGTCTCATAACTTAACCAAGTTAGGCACTCTAATAAACTCAAGTTTGTTATACTTTCCAACTTACTTATATCCTGATTACAGAGTCTATGCATCACTCCGAACCATCCCCATTTTTCTGCGAAGCTTTCGCTTGCAATCGCTCTGTCATTACCTTCATCCTCTTTGTCAAAGATGATGGCAAAGCTATTAAGAGTTCTTTGACGAAACTCCAAAAAAAAACCAGTGCCGATTGCACTTCTTCTGCTTTCATCTTTCTCATTATCTCTGTACGGACTTCTATATTCCCATCGTACTTTTCAATAGTATAGAATTTATTTTTCTTTTCAACTATTGGCCTATACAGTATTGCCATCACTTCAGGCAAATGTTTGTGAATCCCTATTTTTAAAAACGTCTCCAAATCTGCAAACTCTCCGAGAGTTATTCTATCTAAACTTGGATGGAATCCGTACTCCTTCCCTTCTATTTCAATTATCCTTTTTAAAGAACTATTTGCTTGGTGCTGTAACACCCCCACTCTTTCCATAATAGCTGAAACATCTCCTATACTTAATTCCTTTACAAGTTTCTTAGGTATATTAGATAATTCAGTTATCGTTCCCAAAGCTTCCTCCGAAGCCCCCTTCTCTTCAAGGTCTACTAATCTGAGCCATTTTTCTAAAGTTACTTCTGACCAACTGCTTATTACTTTGTAATTTCTAGTCTTTTTGCCCTTCTGTATTTTGACCTTCATAATATATAATATAAAAAGTTTGTATTTAGTTTAAAGTTTGTATATTCGCGGCTCATTTCTAATTTGTTTTCCATTTCTCTAGGGGGTAGTCATTATGATGCCCCCTTTTCTATTGCACAAAATACCTACCTGCATTAGGATTATCTAAGTGATATATAACATTATACCTCACTCCATCTATGCTATGATTGTAAGCATCTACATATAACTTAGACCCCTTATCTGCATATACATAGTTATTCAATTCTTTAGCTATATTAGTAGACTCAGGAGATATTACAATATGAAAATCTTGCATCCTTGTAATACCACTTTCAATAGTTCCCTTTTTTACAGGTTTTATATTAACTCCTAGATGTCTTAAATCTGCTATTAGTCTAGGCTCTGCACTATCTGCAATTATAAGCATATTATCTACTTTGCTTAATACTATCTTTGCTAACTCGTGAGACTTTAATCCATTCTGATATATATGCTCTTTTAAATATATCTTCATTTTCTTTTTATCTATTGCAACTTCTGTAAGTGAGTCAGGGTCTACTGAGAATCCAAAGTCCATTCCACAAGAAGTCTGAAGACCATCAGGATTAAATTCTCCTATACTCCAATTAGTAAATACAACCCCTTCTGCTTTATCAAGCCAACCCCCTAATATCTTGTGATTATATTTCTTAAAGTTATTATGCTTTATACTCTTAATACGCTCTAAGAAGCTCGCAGAGAGATTATCTTTATTGTCTAGGTATGTACTATGTATATAGCATACATTGTCTTTAACGCCATTAAAACCTGCTTCTACGCCTTTGTTCTGAAAAAACCTGTTATATATCCAATGCTCTTTAGTGACAGGATTAAGTATAAGTATGATTCTATTTTGCACATCTTTTTCTCTAATACTTAAATCAATAGTATCGAATATATCTTCGTCTATTAATTCTTCTGCTTCATCTAATACCCAGCAGCTTATTCCTTGTAATGACTTTAGACTGGCAGTCTGATTACCTGCTGAAGTCTTTATACCTCTAAATAGTATATCACTCTTATTGCCTAAGTTTACAACCTCTGCTTTATTTACACTAAATATATTCTCAAATCCTAGTAGACTAATCTTCTCTAAAAATTCAGGTATTATAGATAAGTGAGCAGATACCATTGTATATCTTGTAAATAGTATTCTTATGTTTTTAGACATTGTAAGTAACGTCAAGAATACTGTAACAGCAAATGACTTGCCAGAACCTCTACCTCCTGTTATAATAAAATAACGAGCATCAGATTCAAATAAAGGATTGTATTTTTCGTTAAGATTCAGTTTTTACAAAGTTTATTAAAGGCATATTAATACTATCATCATTGGTAGTTACATCTACCCTCTGCTGAGGTTTACCATAAAAATACTCAAAGAATAATTTAACTGCCCATTGTTCTTTTTTATCTAATCCTTGTTCTAAGGACTTTAATGCCTTACTATTCATAGGAGTTAAGTGTTCTATTAACTTTTGCTCCTCTGCTTTGCTTTTACGCCCTGCACCTTCTCTTTTACCTCCGTGTTTACTCATCTTGAAAAAACTTGATTATTCAACTTGTTTATTATATAATGTAAATTATTCATATTCATTTGGCAACATTAATCTTATATTCAATTCGCTCAAAGCCCATATCCTTATTTGTTCTGCATATATCTCAAATTCTTTAGTGTCCATTGTAGCTGTACTATTGATTACTTGCAGACCTACTTTATTGTTATTTACTTCTATGCTTTGCCACTCACTTGCAAACTTTACTTTAAGTATATCGTGCATTTCATTTGGATAATACCCTAATTCGTCTGCTAACATTTGTACTATACATTTCCAATAATAATTATTTTGCATCATAGACCTATTATTACGTTGTTTCTTTACATCTACTATATAATCATTACCTAATTCTTTTAGATAGTTTATTAAGCTTTGTTTATCTTTATTATCCTTTATTACAAACTTCATTAATCAAATGGCTCGTTAATACCTCTTTCTCCTATTAGCTTTTCTTTTGCTCCTTCCCATAGCTTATCTCTATTCTTACTTAATGATGGCTCTGTACGTCTTAATGTAGGCATACCTTCTTTAGGTTCGCTATTCATATATTTGCCGCAACTACATTGAGCTTCTTTACATACCCACCTCCCCTCTCTATAAACAATAGTAGCTTTGCTTATTTCTTTAGATTCTTTACCACATTCGCAAGTATATAAAGTCATTTTGCTAATCCTCCTGTCTTTGTTTTGTCTTCTTCGTGCAACTTATCTAATTCAAAGTGTAAAACATTAATAGCTTTTCTTATATCTTGTGCTGTAGAATTTCCTTCTTTTTTACCTGCCCTTAATATATACTGAACAGCCTGAGCCGTCCAAGGACTAAGGTCAAAATCATCTACTATATTCTTAGCTGAGTATTTATGTATTTTACCTATGTAATAATGAGGTTCTGTTTCTTCTTTATAATCTATTGGCATTGTCAAAGTTTTTTATATTGTTTTTTAATTTATTGTTTTCGTATTTACGCCTTTTACTCTCTACTATTGTTAAGCATATTGTTAATACTATTGCAAATATAGCTATACTTAAAAATATTATATTCATAGTTTTTCTATTAATTTAAGCATTTGCTGAGGAGTATATATTCTAGAATCTCCGTCATAGTTAGCGTATACGCTAGTAAAGTTATCATCTTCATAAGTCCATAAAGACCTGACATTATTTTTAATATGCTGTCTTAATATATTCTTTATTCCTTGATAAGTTCTTTTAGTATCCATTGTATTTTTCATATAGTTTTTTTATTCCATCATAACACGCCGCAATACAAGAACCGCAATTAGTTCCTGTATTATAATTAGTATGATGTATTGTATTATATATCTCTATCATTTTCTTTTTTGCTGCTACATCTTTTGCTCTCCCTGTTTTTAAGTCTGGCCAAAGGTTTGTTATTTCATCTATTATATCTTGTGGTAAATCTTCAGGAGTTTCTATCTCAGTTGTTTTATCCCAATACTTCTGAGGACAAGCGAGAGGAGCTAATCTTGCTTTAATCTTCATAAAACACTTACAGACCTTACATTGTCCTAAAGTTTTTGAATAATAAATACACTCTTTACATATCTTTATCCTGTCCTGATATACTTCTTCTTTGACAAAGAACTTCATTGTCTTTTAGTTTTATATTTAATAGGCAGAGGTTGTTCAAAACCGAACTGCATAAAAAACGAGTTCTTCTTATCAGGATTATACATTTTAATTTTCGTCATTCAACTTCTTTTTTAGCAACTCCCTTACTTTGTCTATTGTACTAAATAAACTATTCCTACTTATCTTTGTTTTCTCAGCGAGTGAGTCTAGCGTATTTCCCTCATAATAATACAACTCAAAAATCTTTTGGTCGTACCAATTAAAATCTTTTTCTAAAGTATTATCTATTTCTTCCAACTTTTGCCAGTTATTTTGATTGTCTTGGTTCGGAATGTTATGTAAGCTCTTATTAATATTATTGTCAAAGTATATATTATCATCACTATAAGTACAACTACCAGTATAAATAGAGCTGTCAATATGCGAGTAATATTTTTTATATTTATAATAATATCTACTATATTTACTGTTTAACGCTCTTTTTAATACTACTGCTCCATATTTGATTATTCCTTTTTCTCCATCATTTTCCCAAATTTCTTTAAGCGTTACAGGGTTCATACTTAAAAAATATAGCATTAATTCCTGCACCACTTCATCTACTTCGTTCTTATCAGTTGTCAAACCATAAGTCATTTCCCTAAATTTATCTGACAACTTTGATATTTCAAGATATATCTCAGTCATTGACTGGTTCTATCTTTTCAATTTTTGCTACTAAATTCTCTAACATTTCTGATAATACAACTCTATACGCCCTAACTTTTGCTGCATTTCCTTTTGTTTCTATTCCAGCAAAAAAGCCATTTGTCATTACAGTAACATTGATAGGAATAATCATTAGCCACGCCCAATAATTATTTTCTCTATTTCCTTCTCCGTAATTATTATGGTACTCTAATATGATTTGCAAAACATCTTGATATGAATTGTATTTGTTTTTAGTGCTTACATCCTGCACAAAGTCATCACACATCGCTAGATAGGTTTCTACAGCGTTCTTGTGTTCTTCATTTGCATATATTGGCACTATCATACGTCAAAGTTAATAAAAAAGTTACTCTAATCCTTTTTCTTTTTTTAATTTATTAACAATCTCTTTATAATAACTTATCTTTTCTTCATATTCTACTCTTGACATTTTTAAAGTGTTCCTAGACTTAAACTGTATTTCTTCTGCTGTACCTTCTCCATACTTTGAGTCCAAATGAAGTCCGAACCGATACTGTTCGCCCTGACCAAAAAGATTATCGGCAGGCGACTGTGGCTGTACATTAGTCTCACACCAACGAGTGGCTAGTCTTTTTCTTGACATAAAATGACCTGCGTGCATACTCTTGTAATGATATACTCTACCTGATGTAAAACATTGTACCATTCCATACTCGTTAGAATCTCTGAGCCTTATATAAAGACTAAACCACTTATCAAGTTCTTTTTTTAGTTTACTTATTGACTTCATAGCCTAACTCTGATCGCCATTTGTCTTGAATAATACCTTTGCGAGAATTATATACTTGCCCTCTAAACTCAGGACTTTCTTCTTGTATCTTTGCTCTCATTCTTCTAATAGTCTCAGGATTAGTCAATTGACTTTGAGCAAACATTCCAAGTAAATCTCTTGCAGACATCTCGTCAATATCTTTATTCTTCCTGCTTAATTCTTCAGACCAATAATTAGCCATTAATCTACTATCGCTATCTTTTAAAGTAGGATATTTTATTAGTAGGTTTTTTATTACTTCTTTTGTTTTCATTTCTTATAGTTTAAAGTTCGTCTTCAAATTTAGTACAAAAATAAGCTTCTAATACACATAATAAAACAAGTATTAAATATACGATTGTTAATATCTTCATTTTAACTCTCGTATTATCCACATAATTATAGCGGTTATGATTACCCAACCTATCATTTTAATTTATATTTTCTAAACATTTAGGACAACGCCCTTTTTCTTTAATTGTTTCGGTTATCTCTATACCACAACAAGTATATTTTTCTTCTTTTTTCATTTTAATAATTTTTTTGGTTCTTGATAATATGGTACATTTTTTATCTTTAAAGTTTCTGTCTGATAAGTAGCATCATCTATTGTTTTTTTATGGGAATATACCCATTTGTAAAAGGTTCTAATATTTAAAAATGGTTCATCTTTTCCAAATCTTACTCCGATATGAAACGCATCTACTATTTGATTGAAAGTCATTTTACCGAACCTTCTTTCTCTTATTAAATCAGTTGCGAATATCTTACTAAGACTTGCCATAGTTTGAGGGTCTGATTTGTGTCCTATTTCTACTGAAGTTTTAGCAATCAAATCCAATACTTTCTCAGTTAATTCTTTTATATCTTCTTGGTATAGTGGTTTCATATTTCAATATCTTTTAATTCAGGCTCAGGATTTTCTTCATTAAACGCACTTTCACACTCATCACAACAAAATATTTCGCCTTTATCTATATCTATATATGCAAAACAATATAAACATTCATCATCTTCTACTGTAATTATTTCTTTTGGATATAAAGGTATAATTTTCATATTAATTTTTTAGCTTCTTGCCAAGCATTTATTTGAGCATCTAGCTTTGACATTGTTGGTTTTGGTTTGTTCCATTTAGTTTCATTTTTCGCCCAACGCAATAATCGTAATTTTATTTCAAATGTAGATTGTTTTTGGTATCTCATTTTCTTTTTGCCTTCAGTCCAATAGTTAATAAAGTCCTCTAACATACTTTTCGGATAGTCAAAATTCATAACCTCAGAAATAAATTTTTCCTTTATAGTTATATTATTACTTGTAGTATTATTACTTGTATTATTCTCTTTGACTATTTTGTCAATAGGGTTATCTACTTTTTTGTCAATACCTATAATCCTTTTTATAATTTCTTTATTCTTGTTACGTTCTATTTGTATTGTTATAAATCCTAACTTACTTAAATCTGAAAGCCATCTTGATACAGTATTTTTACTTACTCCATACAATTCAGCAAAGTAATTATTACTTGCGTAGCAATACCCTAACTTATTACTTAATGCTGTAATCTCTCCATATAGGAGTTTTGCATTAGGCTTTAAGCTAGAGTATCTAACCTTTGCAGGTATTATAGCATAGTAGTTAGGCTTCTGCGTCATAAAATATTAATATTATAGTTACAATCTGTGAGGGCTAACTTACATAATTCTAATTGATTAGAAAAATCTCTATAAGAAACTTTTATATCTATCTTAACTTTTCCTGACTTTACTCTTATAGTTGTTTGAGGATTTGTACTATGACGAACCCCTCCTTGTCTCAAATGCTCTCTTAGATGATACTTGTCTGCAAAAGTCCTTTTAGCTCCTTGTATGTCCTTATATGCGTTGTATATCTTATTAAACATATCTCTATATTTTGGAAAAGACCTATAATTAGATTTGTGCATCTTCATATAATAATTAATGAGAGTTCTATCTCTATTTATTCCTGAAGCTATTATATTAAAATGCGTATTATCTATCATTTTAGAGACTACACTTACAACCATTCTAGGTATCTGTAATTCCTCTCTACGACTTTTATATGCTAAAGAACCTTCAGGCAATTCTAACATATTTGTAGTCATTTGACAAAGAGTCTTAAAGTTTAGTTCTTGTTCCATATTAGAAAGGTAAATCGTCTGCTGAGCCGTTAGTAATTTCAGTTATCTTATTAGTTAATTTTTGGTCAAACGAATCTGCTTTTTTTGGAGCTTCTTCCATTACCCAATCTGTAAACTTCTGAGCAACTTTTAAAACATCTTCTACACTACATCCCTCATTACAAAAATCAACTGCTGCTTTTAAGCTAGACTGCTTTACAATCATTTTCTGTACGTTATCATCTTTTTTAAATCCGCCTCCTCCAAAAGATTGAGGTTTTTGATATACAGGTTTTACTTTAGGAAAATTACCTCCTATAAATTCGTATTCAGTTTCTTGACCTACTACAAACTTATCTTGCTCTCTAGTTTTAGAAGAGTATTCTCCAGTATCTCCATTCTCAAAAGCTATCTCGTTTTTATACATTAATCCGAACTTACCTTCCCAAGTTCCGTTAGGCTGTGCTGATGTTACTTTACTTTTTTTAATCATTTTAATATAGTTTTATTTTTTACTAATTTCTAGGTATTAGTATTAACCTCATTTTTTCTGTTTGTAAAAACCATTCAGGCAAAGATATATTTATTTCTTTAATATCTTCAGAATGAATATTTATGTCTTTTGAACTATTTATTGTTATTATCTTTTTAGGAATCCAAGTATTCCACTTTTTATTCCTATCTATAAACTCTATACAGATAGCTTTAGGAGTCGTAGCTGCAATTTTAGACATTGGATAACCTTCTATTACTATTCTGTCTTTAAACTCCATTACCAATTAGCTTCTTGAAAGTTATAATACTCAGTTTTAATCTCTATAAATAAATCTCTCACATTATCAAAATCACAAGTATTTAGCCAAGACATTCTTTTTCTTGTATTATGTAAGTTATAAATTATAGTAAATAATTGACTACTACACTTATTTAACCATAAAGGATTCTCAGACATTACATCACATATAGATATAATAGCTTCTTCTTTGTTTGTAGCTTCTTTCATTTTGAAAGTGTTTTTAAATATTGTTTCCATTTGTTCGTTTTTTAAAATTAATTACGAAGCAAAGATATAAAATATTTTAATTCCTAACAAAATATTAAACAAAGTTATTAACAATTAGTATGTTAATAAGAAGATTATAAGGAGAGAAGTAAGACTATTATTATAATTAATAAATAGAATAAAGAAAGTTTTGTAGAGTCATTTAGCTTCATTATAAGGGCATTGTTTCTATTATAGGTAAACTACCATTGTCTAATATAACAGCACATCCTAATATAGGTTTTGCAGTATGAAATTTAGCATATCCATAAGCGAAAGACTTATAGTCTATACCTGTTGGACATTGTAAACCATATCTAAGATCAGTTAAAGAAGCTGAAAAGTCTATAAAAGCTTGGGTATGTATATGGCCTTGAACCATAGAAGTACCCCAATTTTGCACTCTCTTTATAATACCCTTACCACTACACCCTGTTCCGTGAGTATATAATACGTTATCGTGTACGAATTGCTCCTCAAATATCCAATCAGGACAACCTAACACTTCGTTTAAATTACGTACCCATCTTTTATCAATACCTGAATCCTCTGCTTTACGAGAGATGATTAAATCGTGATTTCCCAATGTTATAGTAATCCCATTAGGTACAGTATCATTATTGAATACTTCGTACCACTCTTTAACCTTTTCTATTGCCATTGTCAATTCATACTTTCCATCTGTTTCTGTTGAGGTGTGATGGAAGCTAGCGAAATGTGAATCTATTATATCGCCTGTAAAAGAAACAGCATTACAATTATATTTTTTATATATATCTGTAACAAATTTAAGATAGTTTCGGTGGGTGTATGGGAGATGAATATCCCCCACCACCAACCTATTTACCTTTTTACTACGTAAATTCTTTATAACTTGAATTTCGTGAGGTTTAAGTCTAAATCTGTTACTTTGATTCTTTTCCAAAGTCAGCAGCAGATTGTCCTAATAACATAGCAAGGCAAGAATACCATATTTTTGCTACAGCATCTTCGTCAGCTCCAATAGCTCCTGCTATTAAAGGTATTACGATAGATGATATACCTAACCATACCTTTTTACTCATTAATAGTTTTGTCAAAATGTACTTTTTCATAATTATTTATTTTTGATTATTAATTTTATATTCTCGCCACCCAAATTTATAATTTCTTTGATTAGCAAATCCATAGCTAATCTAGAGTTTTGAACAGCGTTATGTTTACTTCCTTGTCCTACTAGAATACAACCACTTGTATCTTTAGCTGTATTTCCTCTATGAAATAATATCCAATCTCTGTTAGGGACCTCTTTTACTAATAAATGTATGTAATCTCTTGATGCACTTTCTCTTGGTAATCTTAATCTTACATCATATTCTCCGTCTGGAATACAAGATATATTTCTTTGATTATTTTTCCAAGGATTTTCTAGAGTATCACAAAATAATTCTCCATTAATAAATAATCTACCTACTGTAGATTCTTCTGTAAATGTATCTCTAATTAATAAAAGATTAATATGCTTGTCCAAATTATAGGTACCAGACTTTGTAGACTTTAACGCCTTTAACCTCTTGAACAAACTCTCTACGAACTTTAGGAGCTTTTTCATCTGTCTTTAAATATTTAGGGTTTTTTGAGTTGAGCTTTCTTTTCTTAGGCATCTTTATTAAATTTTACAAATTTATAAATCGTGAAGGCTATTGCTAAGCATAGAGAAACAAAGGTTAATATTTGATTGCATTCAGTTATACTAAAGGCAATTGCTGTACTATTTGCTGTTACTACTTGAATGGTGTCTTGTACTGATTTCATTTTTATTAGTGTTTGGCTTTTTATCCAAGTAGGACTTTAGCTTAGTTATGTTAATTGTTTTTGGTTTATAATATTTCTTCATTATGAGTAGTCAGAAGCGTTTAAAAAGTTTCTCAATGTAAGTTCAGTTCCCTGTCTTGGAGTTTCTAAATTCATTCCATTATAATAAGCATTAATATCAGGAGTAACATCTGCTCCAGTATTTGTGCTATATTCAGGAAAGCTAGAAGTATTGTTTCTTACATACTCTATCATTCTCTCTGTATAGTATTCAGCAGTATTTCTAACTTCCTCTCTAAGGTGTTGTGATTCTTCTGTTGAAAGTGGAGTGCCTGTTTCTGATGTCTTAGAATAGATATTACCATTTTCTATCTTGAATCTAAGGAAAGGTACTGCGTGGTAAAACGCCCAATTTGGTAGCATATCTCCAATATAGTCATCTACTAAAGTCTTATACGCTTCGTTACCTACATTACCTAAAGTACCTGCTGTAATTAAGTCTTTCAATTTTTGTGTTAAATCAGTACCTAGCTTAGTTTCTACATACAACTTCTGTGCTTGTCTTACATAAGGTAATAGTAAGTCTACATCTACATTTAAGTTGATTGCGGTGCTATCTTTTAGCTTTGCTTCTGATATAAATAATACGTATGCCATAGTTATCTTTTATTTGATGGTAAAAAACCATTATTAGTCATTCTTTTTGGAGGTTTTGCAACGAGATTATCGTTTTTCTCAGCAGTAAATCCTTCAGACTTAGCATTTGTATATCCTATTAATTGACTGTCTTTAATTGGTTGTTTTGCGTTTCTTAAAGAAGTCTTATATATTTGTCGTAACCAAAAATGCTGACAATTACCTCCTCCTTTGTAGAGCCATATAGAGTATTGTAAATCTCCTTTAGGACCCCAACCAATATTCTTTTGTTGTCTTTTAGAGTAGTAGTAATCGTTTACAGTCATTTCCCCCATTTTTAATATATCTTCTTTTCTGTAAACTTTTTTAGCAGACATCATCTTTTTACAAAATGGTCTTACCTGTCCTGTCTTGTTTGTTAAAAAATCATCTTCAGTATATACATACCTAACTTTATAATAATCATTAAAAGACTTATTTACTCCATCCTGCTCACTTCTTGCGTTAGGTCTAGCTGTTCCTGTTGATGCTAACTCTATTTTCTCATTAGCTATTTTATTTAATTCTTTTTCATAATTAAAATCTTGATGCTCTCCATCTACTACTACTTCTTCTACTAATTCCCAATCTTCAGGAATATCCTCTAAAGTCGCTAAGAACGCATCTAATTCTGTTTCTTCGCTTAGTTTACAATTACATTCTTTTTTTAGACTTGTAATTTGTTCGTGATTCTCGCAAGGCATATAGTAAGTCTTGCCATCTTGCTTATGAGAATGCGAACCACTACATCCAATTCTTTTAGCTTCTGCTTCAGCTTCTTCTTTTGTTTCAAATAAAGGTAATTCTACGCCATCTGTAATCATTGTTCCTACCTTAGCAAAGTCTTCTCTTACTTCTACATCTAACGGAGCAAGTCCTAATTCGTCTCTTATCTCAGTCTCAGTCATAACTGCCTTCAAGTCTTCGCTTGTAAATTCTAAAGTGATAGGTTTAAGCTGAACAAAGTTCACAGGCATATCCATATCATTTACTTTGAATATCTTTCTAAGTTCTTTTACGATATGGTCTTGGTATGGTTTTACAACTGTATTAAGGTAAAAGTTTGCTGCTGCATTAAGCTCGTCTACATTAGAACCTAATCCTGTATCGTTTTTAATACCCATAAGCATAGGAGAAGTAACGCGATGCCCTGTAAGTATATTCTGAGTCAGTAATTCTTGTAACGCTAAATATTGCTTATCAGCATCAGACATACTAATTGGAACAATCTCAGGAGTTCTAGTTCTATCATCGGAGAATGTAAGTACGAATCTACCTGCTGCTTTTTCTCCTGTAAATTTTTGAGCAATACTTTGCTCTATTTGTCTTCTTTCTTCTGCTGTAGGTACTCCATTTGCAAAACTAATAAAGTAGCTTCCTGCAAAGCCATTAGATATATTAGATAAGTGATACTCTGCTACCTTTTGGTCTACTAACGCCCAATTATTAGCTGCTGTATAGTCTGGAGTGTGATATACATTCATATTAGGACTATAAAGACCTGAATATAATATCTGATTTGCACAAGTTCTGTCATTAGGATTAAAAGTAGGTACTCTATGAGGTTTATTAGTTCTTGTGTTTGCCCAATCAGAAGATATATAATACGCTTCTACTCTACCCATTTTATTTGGCTTCTCTGCCCTTAACTTTTCTACAGGTATATGGTATATCTCTGCTATCTGAGTTCTGTCCTTAGACCACACTATATTGAGTGCAAACGCCCCTTGTAGTTTAAAGTCAAAGGCTATTTTCTTAATTACTTCGTGTAGGCTTTCATTTGAATTAGCTCTATCCATAAAGTGCTGTAGCTTAACTCTAGCCTCTAAATTTCTATCTTCTAAATTTTCTATTACTAGGTTTTCAGCAGCTACCATTTCTGCTGTAGCATTAATAATGGCTGCCTGAGTTGAAGAATTGTAATATAAATCAATTAAAAACTGAGGGTATAAGTTTGCCCAATTTTCTGTTCCGTAACTTATCCAGTCTTTTCCTCTTTCTTCTACTACTTGAGGAGCTGTATCAGTTTCTAAGTTTATATTAATAATATTGTCTTTCATAGTTTATTTTTATTGTCCGTAGTATATGTAATTTGTTCCACTTGGTTCTTCTCGTTGTGTATATTGAACTTGTGCTGTACCATCTTTGTCTGTCACATTCATAATTCCTTTAGTGCAAATACCCATTACTACCCCTACTGTATCTGCTGGTTCTAGAACTTGCGTTTCTGTTGCAGGAGCAGTTGCAGGTAATAAACTAACAGTACCATTCCAAGCTACTTCGTAAACCTCATAAACATAAGTTCCTGCCATTTTAAAACTTGTATCTCCATTATAAACACTACTAGAATCTAAAGTAGCTTCATAACCAAACTGAATAGAAGTATATCTGTCTGTAATTGTACCTTTATTATAAGCATATTGTACTGACTTATCCATTTGGTTAATGAATTTGAATAAGTGTCTTATCTGGGTTTTCGGAACAAGTTTTCCTATTAGACTAGCACTTGCAGGAGTAGAATAAATATTGTAAATTCTATTATCTTCTGTAACTACTACTCCATCTGTAAAAAGAATAGGGCTTTTAGTTTTAGCTTGTATCATATTATATAATATAAAAAATGTATATTTATTTGCTTATATAAAAAAAGAGTAGCCGAAGCCACCCTTTCTTATGATGAACGCTAGATTACTCTATATATGGTCGAACCATACCACCCTCATCAAGCTATATAAAAACTGCAAATTAGATTAAGATGTAACGATACTTAAACCTGAAATACCTGAGTTAGAAAATGGAGCTGCACCTGCTGCTACATCTTCTAAAAATGCAAATGGAGATGGCTCCATTCCGTCAAATGTAAGAGTATAACCTCCTCTATCTCCCCAAGCAGCTCCAGAATCCATAGTTCCTGCATTAAGTTCCATTCCGTTTATCATTCCCATACAAACTATTACGTCATTCCCTGTAGCAGTATGAGTTGCATTAAGCTGAACAAAAATTCTTAATTTTGTCGCAGCCAATAACTTAATCTGATTTTGGTCTTCTTTTGTAAGTCTGTTTAATATTACATTTAAAGTAGGAGTATAGAAAACAGTTCCGTTTTCTCTTGACCCTGTTATAGTATCTGTCAAACTTGCAACGCCTAAAGGCATAGTATATCTGTATATCGTGGATGTTTGAAAGTCTATAGTATCAATTTCTAACGGATTAGTTGAATCATACGCCCAATCTGCTCTTGCAAAATCATCATAAACTGAAAAGTAAACATATTTTATTCCGCCTGATATTCGGTTACAATCTAGCCCTCTTCCCTTGCTTATTGCTGTACACGCCATATTTTTTTATGTTTTTAAGGTTAAGGAAGTAGAGGGTTTTACCCCCCTACTTTCATTTAATTTATTTGTTACGAAGTTAAGACAACGTCAGCTCCAATACCTACTTGCGTACCTCCTGAATATCTTGCTACAACTCTCATATTATCTGAACCATCTAAGTTAGCCATATCTAACATTTGGATTCTTGTTTGGTCTGAAAGTAAATCAGTTCCAAAGAAAAGATTTGACCTCTCTGCTGCAACTAATACATTATCTTTCATTCCGTTACAAACAGCTAATTTTATTCCTTCAAATACTGCATCATAATCTCTATTCATAGAGTAAGCGTTTACATATCCAAGCTCAGAGATTTTTGCTATGTATAATCTGTAAGACTTAGGAGACATATATATATGTAAGTCTTCTTTAGTATATACTGCTGTTGGTACTGCTGCAACAGTATCTGTTAGGTTAGTTATAATATTTGAAGTGTCAAAAGTTGCACCTGTTTTAGCTACATCAACTACTGTAGCATCTGTTACTAAGTGTCCAACACCACCACCTACAAAACCTGTAAACTCTCCTCCTGTTGCATCGTTACCTGTCCATATAGATTGTTCTGTTGCGTTTGCAATAATCTCACCTAAGTAAGAAATTACATAGTCATCAAAAGATGCTGGAGGTGGAGCACCTGCTCCTGCTCTCATTTGTGCAGCTTCCCAAGAATCTAATAATGTAGTCTTACAAAGGTCTGTATTGATTTGTAAATTTTTTGGAGTAAGAACTGCTTCAGTCATTGTTAATGTACCCGCTTCATTAAAGTTACACGAAGCGTCTGCTACCATACTCGCTCCTGCCATTTTTTGAATGTTACTCTTATACTTGATATTTTCTATCATTGTCAAAAACTCTATAGAGTTTGCTTGACGTAATGCAGCCGAGATGTAGAATCCTGCTGCTTTCCCTGCATAATTACTTGTTGTTGCTAATGCCATTTTTTTGTTTTTTTTATGTTAATATTTTTATTTATATAATTCGTATAAATACCTTTCTTGTTTTGTTAATTTCGACAATTCTCTTTTGCTTAAAGGTTTTCTGTCTTCACTAAATTTATTAGTATTGATTGGAGCCTCAGCAGGCTTTGCTGATAACTCTGCTTTTAACCTTTCGTTTTCAGCTTTTAATTCTTCAACTGAAAATTCAACTACTTCTGTAGTCTTAGTCGTTTTAGTTCTAGGGTTTTCAGAAGGAGCTGGAGTTTCTTCCATTTCTACATCTTCTGTTTTACCTTCGCCTAATCTTGCTTTAATGTCAGCTATTGCGTCTTCAAGATTATCAACTCTATCTTTCATCTCTTCGTAAGACTTTGCCCAATCTGCCTTCTCTGCTGGGCTTTCGTCTTCTTCTTCTTCGTAATCATCTTTATCGTCTTCAGCTAATTCAGATGCTTCAACTTCTTCTTCAGTAACTTCTTCTTCAGTTTCTGATTCTATTACTTCAGCTACGATACCTTCTTCTTCAACTCTGAATGATACTCCTGTATCAGTCTTGTATGTGCCTACTGGTAATAAAATTGTAGTTCCATCTTCAGTTAAAACTGAGATGTCTACGCCTGCTTCAAGTTCTTCGGCAGTAGATACATAAATTGTACCATCTTCGCCTTTTGCTTGCCAAGCTAATTTAACTTCTTCGTCTTTATTTAGACCAAGAGCTACTAGTATTTGTTCTTTGATGTCCATAGGTTCTTTTTTTATATAATGTAATTAATTAATTTTTATTTGATTTTTAGATTTTAACTTAGATAGTTACTTATTTTTTGCCTAACATCTATAAAAGATTTTATTGCACTATCATACTTAGATATATTTACTTTTAAACCTAAGTCTTTAGCAGCTTTTTGAAATTCTTGTAGTTTGTTTGACATTAAACCAACCATCTTATTATATTTAGAAGAAACATCTCTTAAATCAGATTTTGCCGAAAATATCTCTTTGTCAGATTTTTTAAGTTGCTTATCCATATCTACTTCTGCGTTAGACATTTGTTTAAGTAATTTGTCTAAATCATCAACAATACCTAACTCAACCTTTTTAGATTTTAGTTCGGTTTTTTCTTTTATTATCTCGTTAAGAGCTGATAGTATTTCAGCATCTGTTGGTTCTTTCTTTTGCATAGCTTCAAATTTATTAGTAAAGTAGCCTTCTATACTTAGACCTTTTAATTCTCCTGCTTTAATCTT